CTCGAAGTGAGATCGAGAGCATGGGTAGCCTCCTGAAGGTGTCCAATGGATCGTCTGTCGACGGCCCACTGGTAATCGTCACTTGGTCCCATAACTCCCACGTCGACAACTCGAGAAGCACCTTCTTCCCCATCAGGGTGAGTTCTACGAACCCATCCTGCGGATTGGAGATGCGGCTCCGGGCTATGCAAGACATGATGTCTAACATATCCCAAGCTGACTCGAGTATCTCGCTGGGATCCATCTTCAATGCTCGTCCTACGTGGACTGCGCACTGATACAATGGATTCAGCGAGTCGGCGTCGTCCCATACATACGAGCATACCTGCTCGAATGTCCAGGACGGGGTCTGACTTTCGTCCAACGCGTATCCTAGGGCCTTTAACCCGCCAACAACAGTTAGCGGAATCCCATCGTAAGCCTGTGTTATAACACACAGAAGCCCACGTAAGGACTCCAATCTCTGTGGTTGAAGAGTGAAGCGGCCCGAAGACAGCATGGACGTGATCACGGATATATTGACTGACATGCCATAAACCTTTCATATAAAATTGATTGGAGAGTGACACGTAGGACGACAATATCCGAGGATCTCGAGATATGCCGGTGAAGTCCCACGCGCGTACATACGTAGGTGTCACGTTGACACCTTTGTAATAGTCGCCACCACAAGATTCTCGAAAGAGGCCTGTGGTAAAGGACTTATCATGGTTGACTTTGAGTCCGAAGGACTCTAGATCTTCCATTACACCGACTGCCATTTCTGTTGGTACGATGATGTCATCACCGTATACTGAGACGTTTGCAGCGATCTCATCCAACAGGGATCTAGATAGGCGTCTTCCTGATTGGCGAACTCCACTATAGAGAATAATAGTGAAGAACACCATAGCTTCGATTGGAAAGCATAACGCTGATCCTTGCGAAGCAAACTTCTGTAGATTAACTACAGTGCCATCAGGTAATTGTGCTCTTTGTGACCTACATGATTGGATCATATCTAAGAAAGTAGGACATACCGCAAAGATACTCTTGACAAGGTTATTACTAACCAAGTCTGAAGCGTCTTTAAGGTCAATGGTGGATAATCCACCATCCAAAGAACCAATTCGTGCTAACTCTCGATTCACAAGTTGATCCGTGAATCGGATGGATTTATACTTGAAGCGTTCACTTTCAAGGTAAGCCATCAAGGGCTTTGCTACACTTTGTTGCATCAACATCATGTAGCTAGGCTCAACAGAGATAATACGAGGCGTCTTTAGTGTTTTTGGTACTTGAACTACCCTGACGGGTAGTTCCTCATCAGGAGAGACAAACGTGATTCCTCGAAAGGACTCATAGTCGTCTTCTCTGTGAGACGTGTGGGCTGCGATGGGGAAGAATTCCTCGCATCGTCGCGGCCATTGCGTAATAGAATGGCGTTCGTTGAACGCAACTCTTTCAGCGCTAGCTCCTGATCCGAAGATTCCCGGTGAGCAATAAAGCTCTCCAGATAACTCTTCGAGGTCAGACCATACGTAGCCAGCAACGCCGCGCAAAACAGCGGCGTTGCCAGAAGTGCCATCAATACTCTCATCATTGGTACGATACCTTTCAAAAGCGGCCGTGAGGCGCGCAGATGAACATGGCAACTCGACTTTTTTGAAGAGTCTGGTTACCTGGCGTATTGCCCTTATTGAAGCAATACATGGATCGTCCTTTAATGAGCCATCTAGTTCGAACACACGCATGAAGAACCCAGATAGTAATGCTGGGAGACTTCCACCACGTCGAATGGGTTGAAATCCCATAAACAAACATGGTGTGATGCGACCCTTGGCTAAACCCTGAACAAGGGCGTCGTCAAGAGAAGGGAGAGTAATCGTTAAAAAACTCATACCCTCGTGTTCAAAACGACGAAGAATCTCTTCTTCGTCGCGTTCAACGGCAACATTAACCTGCAGCCCTTCATTGCGAAGAACTCGGTTTAGGAACGTGGTCGGTCTTTTCATTTAATCCTCCTTTAATTGAGGTGTTAAAAACCGTCCACCAGGTTCAAGAGCTCTAGAAAGTAATTAAACCCCCCCAAAGGGAGGTTCTAGAGTTCCCCGTTCAGGAGCGCACGAGCCGTCTGGAAGTTACCAGCCGAAACGTACGCAGTCATCGCGGCCAAAGCCTCGATGATTTCAGTATCAGTAAAACCATACTTCGGCTCATCGATGGCAATGATAACAGACGCGTTAAGCGACTTGTTAACAGCCGAGATGGGATCCGCAGCAACCTTACCGAGAGTGAGACGAGTCTCACGACGGAAACGGTTATTAGTGGAATTCTGATGCACAGTGAGGACAGTGTTACCGTCATCACCGCTGAACTTGCTGATGTTCTCTACTTTGCCCGAAGGAACCTTAACCAGGCTCTTAACGACATCGTAAAGTTCAACAGTCTGAGGATCTTGAAACATAGTGAAAGTTCCTTATTTCTATAGAAAGATTGTCAACGTCATCTAGACGTGGACTACGGCAATCTTGATAACCCGAGGGCACCAAGGATCGCTACTTGTGACGGACTCAAGTCTTTTTGACTTAAGCCCCATCCAAAAGGCGAAGCTGGTACTCGAATTTTCGAAGTTCGAGTGCTTAACATCGATGCTTCAACGAGTTTCCCCGTTGTCCCATCGCTAGACACGACAAGCTCTGTGGAAGAGACAGTATATAGTCTCTCCGTTCTGGTTTGCATTATATAAGCATAATCACAAATTAGCTTATCTGCGACTCCAGAAGACAGGTTGGATACTAAATCACCGAGAGAAGTGAAATAGTCTATCAACCATGACCAGGGCATTACTTGGTAAAGTTCACGAGGAGTAATCCTGTGTCCCATGATTCTTTTCAGCATTCCTTTCTTCCAAACCACATTCCGTGGCCCGGGAGGTAGAAAATAACGAAAAGAACCCTCTGCCCAAGTAGCTGAAACGAGGTCTACAGTGGTGGTTGTGCCACCTCCAGCATTTGGTCTGTAACATTGCGTTACGAGACCAGGTACTAGGAAGTTATCACCCCACTCACCATCATAGCCGATCTTATGTACTTCCCCTACTATTTGGGGGGTACTATCGTCTCTGAGGCTCGTTCGCCGTCGTACCGGTTTCCCGGCATCTCTCATCAACTGGTCCAAACGTTTCTGTGCACCTTTCTGTGCCTTAACGTAATTCTGTATATCCCTTAGAAGGGGGATATACCCGAATTGAGCAGCAAGATAAAACTGCCCGGACTTCGAGAGTTCGGATTTCTTTCCCTTAGCCTTCTTGGCGTTTTGCACGCCAGCGACTTGCCCAATGATTCGTAACAATGAATCACGCGCAAGAGGAATGAAATCTTTCATCTCGTAGATGGATGTAGCTAGTGTGAAGTCTGGTAAATCAGGCCTAAGCCTGTTCCATGCTTCAGCACCACGCGCTGTTAACAAAGCAACGCGTGAATCGACATCTTCTATGCCGTTAAGCCTAGGAGTTGTTACGATATGGCCCGTAGGACAAAATTTGCCTACGTAGGCGGGAGTATTCCAACCAGGTCGGTAGACAGTCAAGTCACCGCTAAAGTTGAAAATAGTCTCGTCCTTATACATCACCCAAGAACCGCCCTCACGATATTTACCGTCTCTATCTCGTTTATGAGAATGAGACTCATTCCTACCAGAGAATGAATGTTGGACCACATATACTGGTACACGAGGCTCTACGAGCTCGTAAACCCAGTTATTGTGATAACCAATAATCACTGCTTTGTTAGGAGTTGTTTTATCGGAGGAGGTCATGGTAGAGTGTCATCCTTTTAGAGGAGGTCCCTATCTCTCGACATGCTTTCGCAAGATTCTGCAGAGACAAATACCCGTTGAACGGGTCAGGGCCGC